AAATAATTTTCTATATGGCAAATCTAAACTAGGTCATTTAAAAACAGAAGGTGCATGTATAACACCAAATGGTGCAATGTTCAAAAGTGATAATCAAGGGTTTTTACCTGAAATGATGGAGACAATGTACAATGAGCGTGTTATCTATAAAAAACGAATGTTAAAAGCAAAAAAAGAATATGAGAAAACAAAGAATCCTGAATTAGTAAAAGAAATTTCTAGATGTCATAATATACAATGGGCAAGAAAGATTGCATTAAACTCAGCTTATGGTGCAGTAGGTAATCAATACTTTAGATATTATGATGTAAGACAGGCAAGTGCTATTACAACAGCTGGTCAATTTATTATTAGATTTATAGAAAACAAAATGAATGAATATTTAAATCAAGTATTACAAACACATGGCGAAAAAGATTATATTGTTGCCTCTGATACAGATTCTATCTATGTAAACTTGGGTATGTTAGTAGAAAAAACATGTGAAGGTAAATCAACACAAGAGACTATTGATTTTCTAGAAAAGGTTTGCATAAACAAATTAGAACCATATATAGAAAAATGTTTTGATGAACTATCTGATTATACTAATGCATTTAAAAATTGTATGGTAATGAAAAGAGAAGTTATTGCAAACAAAGGTATATGGGTTGCAAAGAAAAGATATATGTTAAATGTTTTAGATGATGAGGGTGTCAGACTATCAAAACCTAAACTAAAACTTATGGGTATCGAAGCCGTTAAATCTTCAACACCACAAGTTTGTAGAAGTAGAATTAAAGAAGCTATTAATATTATAATGTCAAAAGATGAAACAGAACTACAAAATTATATTAAAGATTTTAGAAAAGATTTTTATAATATGATACCTGAACAAATATCTTTTCCTAGGTCTTGTAATAATTTAAGAAAGTATAGAGATTCAGCAAACATATTTAAAAAAGGTACACCAATACATGTAAAGGGTGCATTGATATATAATCATAATATTCAAAAGTTTAAATTACAAAACAAGTATCCTTATATTCAAGAAGGTGATAAGATTAAATTTGTAAAACTTGTTGAAGCAAACCCATTTAAATTTGATGTGATTAGTTATGTTACAAAATTACCACCAGAATTTAATCTAAATAAATTTGTAGATTATGAAGTGCAATTTCAAAAAACATTCTTGGCACCTATGGAATTTATATTAGAAACCATTAATTGGAATGCTGAAGAACAAGCTAGTTTGGAGAGTTTTTTCGGATGAAAACATTAGAAAGAAAAGAAGCACTACATTGTGCAAATGTTATATCTGATTATTTCAAAAACTTTAATAGAGTTGATGAGTATATGTTAGAACAAAAACTTGAACAAATAAAACATATGCCTACTGCTCTACCTGGTATGGGTTTTGAAACAGATTTATTTTCAGATTTCACCATGTCTCCTGAAGATATGGATTTTGAGATATTAGAACCAGATAATAAAACATTTGATTCGTGTTTAAATATAATTTCAAGTCATACAAATATGACAAGTGTGCCTGGTAAAAATTTAAAATTAGGTATTAAAGAAACAAATACAGGTAAATGGTTAGGTTTTATTAGACTTGCTTCTCCTGTAATTAACATGAAACCTAGAAATGATTTATTAGGAAATGTTCCTGAATTATCATCATTTAACAAAACAGCAATTATGGGTTTTGTCATTGTGCCAGCACAACCTTTTGGTTTTAATTATCTAGGTGGTAAATTATTGGCAGCTTTATGTTGCAGTCATTGGGTTAGAGAAAGAATGAATGAAAAATATGATATGAATTTAGTTTATTTTGAAACAACAAGTTTATATGGTAGTAGTAAATCAACAAGTCAATATGATGGTATGAAACCTTTTCTAAAGAATAGAGGTTTAAGTGATAGTGATTTTGTACCATTAATGCACGGTGATAAATGGGCAAAACTTGTTGAGTATATTGAGAATAGAGTTGGTGAATTAGTACCAAGAGACGCTTCAAGTAAGAAGTTAAAACTAATGTCAGCAATACAAGGCTTAGTAAAAAGGTCTTTAGATGGAACAGATTTAGAGAATTTTAGAAACACTATAGAGGATGCTAAAAAACTTACAGAAAGAAAAAGGTATTATGTGTCTAACTATGGTATCAAAAACTACATAGATATCGTAAATGGTAAAACTGATGAAATCATCAAAGAAGAAAATTACGATAGATATGAAGTTGAAGAACTTATCAAATGGTGGAAAAAGAAAGCCACCAAAAGATATGAAAGTCTAAAATCAGACAACAGACTGAGAACAGAAATAGAAGTCTGGACAAACCAAACCAACATTGACATCATTAGATAAATGGTGTATAATCATTTTTATATTGAGGTAATTAATTATGAATGACTTTTTAAAAGATGTTATAAAACAAACCGGCAATGAGTATGCCACACTTGTAAGTGATGGTGTTGCTGGTGCAGATATAGATAGTTTCATTGACACAGGTTCGTACACCTTCAATGCATTACTATCAGGCGATATTTACGGTGGCCTTCCTGGTAATCGTATCACAGCAATAGCAGGTGAAGCTGCTACAGGTAAAACTTTCTTTGCATTAGGCATATGTAAAAGTTTCTTAGATAAAGACCCAAATGCTGGTGTTGTTTATTTTGAATCTGAAAATGCTATATCAAGAGAAATGGTAGAAGGTAGAGGTATGGATGCTAGCAGAGTTGTAGTAGTACCTGTTGCTACAGTACAAGAGTTTAGAACACAATCAATTAGAATACTAGACAAATACTTAGAACAAGATAAAGACAATAGACAACCTTTAATGTTTGTTCTTGATTCTCTTGGTATGTTATCAACCACAAAAGAAATGGAAGATACAGCAGAAGGTAAAGAAACAAGAGACATGACTAGAAGTCAAATTGTTAAATCAGCATTTAGAGTTTTAACTTTAAAACTAGGTCAGGCAAATGTGCCAATGATTATGACTAATCATACATATGATGTCATTGGTTCTATGTTCCCACAAAAAGAAATGGGTGGTGGTTCTGGTCTTAAATATGCAGCTTCAAGTATTGTCTATCTTGGTAAGAAAAAAGAAAAAGATGGTACAGAAGTAATTGGTAATATTATACATTGTAAAAATTACAAATCAAGAATCACAAAAGAAAATGCACAAGTAGATGTAAGATTAACATATAAACATGGTCTTGATAAGTTTTATGGTATATTAGATTTAGCTGAAGAGGCTGGTGTTATTAAAAAAGTATCTACTCGTATTGAATTGCCAGATGGTAGTAAACAGTATGCAAAAACTATCAATAGTGAACCTGAAAAATATTTCACAAAAGATATGTTAGATAAAGTTAATGAATATGTGAAAAAGAAATTTAGTTATGGCGAAGAATAAGTATGTGTTTGCACAAAAAGATGGTGCAGACCACTCATCTATAAAGATTGTAGATGAAAGATTTAAAGATGTTATTTTTGATTTTGGTTCAGTAGGTTTTGCTAAAGAAGAAAATGACAAAGGTGAACTGGCAATGAAATTTGATTACACAGTAGTTAAGAATCCTAATAATATTGATACTACTACTGATGAATTTGTAAATTTTATTGGAGATATATGTGTAGAACTTTTAGAGAAACAAATTAAAGATGGAAAACTTGACCTTAAATAATTCAGAAAGAATAGAGACAACGATACTTCGTAATCTATTCTTCAATGAAGACTTTACAAGAAAGGCTTTACCTTTTATAAAATCTCAATTTTTTAATAAAAGAGATGAAGCTATATTATTTTCTGAAGTAGAAAGTTTTGTTAACAAATATAAAAACTTACCAACAAAAGAATCTATTCTTATAGAACTTGGTCAAAGAAAAGACATAACAGAAGATGAACTAAAAGAAATTAAAGAAGTTGTAAAGACCTTAAATCCACAAGAAGATGATTTACAATGGTTGTTTGATACAACAGAAAAGTTTTGTAAAGACCGTGCAGTACACAATGCTGTATTAGATGGTATTAAAATTCTTGATGGCAAAGACAAACAAAAAACACCAGAAGCAATACCAAGTATTCTTGCAGAAGCCCTTGCAGTATCTTTTGACAATCATGTTGGTCATGATTACATAGAAGACGCTGACGCCAGATTTGAATACTATCATAGAAAAGAAAAAAGATTTAAGTTTGATTTAAATTATTTTAATCGTATCACCAAAGGCGGTGTCCCAAGTAAAACTTTAAACATTGCACTTGCAGGCACCGGCGTTGGTAAATCTTTATTCATGTGTCATTGTGCTTCATCATTCTTAACACAAGGTAAAAATGTTTTATATATTACTCTTGAAATGGCAGAAGAAAGAATTGCAGAAAGAATTGACGCTAACTTAATGGATGTAACAATAGATGATTTACATACCATGCCAAAAGATTTATATGATAATAAAATGAAAAAGTTAAATAGTAAAACATCAGGTCATTTAATTATCAAAGAATATCCTACAGCTTCTGCTCATAGTGGACATTTCAGAGCATTACTAAATGAATTATCATTAAAGAAAACTTTTAAACCAGATATAGTATTTGTTGATTACCTCAACATATGTGCGAGTAGCAGATTCAAGGGTGGAAATATCTCATCATATTTCTACATCAAGGCAATTGCAGAGGAATTAAGAGGACTTGCAGTTGAATTTGATTTACCTATCTTCTCTGCTACTCAAACTACAAGAAGTGGTTTTGTATCAACAGATATTGGTTTAGAAGACACATCAGAATCGTTTGGTTTACCTGCTACTGCTGACTTTATGTTTGCTCTAATGTCTAATGAAGAATTAGAAGCTCTAGGTCAAATGAAAGTAAAACAATTGAAAAACAGATATAATGACCCTTCAATGAATCGTGCATTTATTATAGGTGTTGATAGAGCAAAAATGAGACTGTATGATGTAGAGAACAATGCTCAAAACATAGTCGACAGTAATCAGACCGAAGAAACTGAAGACTATGTAACACCTGAACAGGCTTACGATAAATTTTCTGATTTCAAATTATAGCTTGACATAGTTTACCTTTCCTTTATTATAAATAGTATAAGGAGAGAATTATGGCATTTTTATCAGGTGGTCAACAGACAACAATTAATTCAACAATCACAGAATTGTATCCAGCCCTTTGTTTCAATAATAATAAAACATTTTCAGACCCTAAAGCATTAAACGATTATGTGTTAGGTCTTGTAGAAAAGAATAAACTATATACAGGCCAAAGTAAAAAGTCATTTGTTGACAAAGGTGATTCTGAAAGTGCTATGATACTCATAACAGATTCTTTAAAACTCAGACCGGAAATGAGAACTGAAAAATTAAAAAATGCAATAGGCATTTTAAAATACATATATGCACAAAATAAGATAAGACAAATAGATAGTGTGGTGTGGGGATATAGAGCCAAACCGAAAGGTGTTGCAAGTAATCATCCAGGTGATATATTTTTAATTTACAAAACTAATAGAAAACCAAAAATTATGGGCATAAGTTTAAAAGCAGGTACAGCTAAATCTGCCGAACCTAAATTAAATACATATGTCAGAACTACAATGAGAAAACCTTATTGGCAAAAATCATCACCTAATGCAGAAAATCAATTAAAAAATAAATTGTGGAATAATGTTTATTCTAAATTATCTTACATGCCAAAATCAGTAACAAAAGATAATTGGATTAATATATCAAGTAATGTTGCAAAAGTAAACGAAGATGTCAAAGATACCGTTTTAAAAAACTTTATACAAAAAAACCAATTGTTTGAATCTTTATACATTGAACAAAATAAACAAAGTAGATTGCAATTAATTAATATGATTAATAAAGATTTTGACACAGCATTAGAATGGATAGAAAACGAATTTAGATTAGAAAAACCTAAAAGTGAAGTTGATGTACCTCTTGTATTAGTAAAAGCTATAGGCAGTACTGCTCAAGAACAGGGAGATAAACTAGCTAGAATATTTCCTAAAATTACAAAAATAAAAGCAAGATTAAATACATCATCCGTGCAAGAATGGTTTATAGATGTATTTGCCGGAAATGATAAATTAACTTTACTTATGACTATAAGAAGTGATAGTGAATATAGAGAGGAAAAACAAAAAGGTAAATTAGGTGCTTACATGCAACTAAAATTATTATACAGAGGCTATAGATAACATTAGTATATTATTATAAAGTGAAACATAAAAAATAGTTACCAACCAAGATTCCTAAACTACTAAATAATACCAGTTACTTGGATTGGTATGTAAATCGTCCCTCATTTAATGTCTCACACTTGACATTAATTGTTCCTTACGATATACTCCAAGTATAAAACATTTGATAGGAGGAAAAATCAAATGGGACAAATCTTACTTAATGCACGCTATCTATTAGCACCGATTCTTATAATCGTAGCTGGTGCTGGCGTTCTTTTGGGTGGTATCATGGCTTGGTTAGGAGTAGTATTGCTATTCGTAGGTTTGCTAGTAGATATCGCAACAAAATTTGAAACATCAGGTGTAGGTTATGATGAAAATGGCGAAACTTTAGGTTGGCCAACTTTCCAAAACCTAACAATGTATTTCATGTTACCTGTGTTCGTTCTTTTCCAATTAGTAATGGCATGGAGAGTTTACTCTTATATGTCTCTAGGTGGAGCTGAAGGTGCAGTAATCATGGAATTAATTCCTGGTTTAATAGTAATGCACGAAGGTATAACAGCTGTTAACTTAATCGGTGCTACATTATCTTCTGGTATCTTTATTGGTATCGGAATTATCTATGGTCACGAACTATCTCACACAAAAGGATTTGGATTCGTAATCTCTAGATTAATGATGGCATTATCTGGTTCAGCACATTTCTGTTACGCTCATGTGTACAATCATCATCTAGAACTTGCAAGTGAAGATGACCCAGCTACTGCACCTCGTGGTAGAACAATCTATGGTCATTATCCACTTTCATATCTAGGTCAATCAAAATTCTTATTCAACATGGAAAAAGAAAGACTATCTAGAATGGGTGTGCCATTTATATCTTGGCAAAACCGTTGGATTCGTGGTTACTTAATGGCTGTGCCTACAGTAGCACTTTTCTTTGCCGCTGGTGGTTGGATAGGTATGGCTTGTTTAGCAACAATTTGGGGTATCTCAAACTTTGAGCTAGAAGCACTTAACTATCTAGAACACTACGGACTTATCCGTGTAAAAGACCAACCAATTGACTACAGACACAATTGGGATAACTCAACTGCTTTCACAGCTTGGTTCTTTATTGAAATCGGCAGACAAGCAGACCATCACGACAGAGGAGAAACTCACTTTTGGGAACTTGAAAATGTCGGATGTCCAAACACAGGCTGGGGCTACTTCGTGGTATTCTTTATCGCATTAGTACCACCAATTTGGCATTGGTATATGAGAAAAAGATTGGCTGCTTGGGATGAGCATTTTGCTACAGAAGAAGAGCAAGCAATTGCAAGAAGAATCAACAAGGAAGTTGGGTACGAAGGAACACCTTTCGTTGGAGATGTACTTGCAGACGCTGGAAATGTAGACTTAGGTCTTCGTTCTGCTAAAAAATAAATAGATTTTATATCTAGGGAGAGGTCGTGAGGCCTCTCCTATTTTTTGTATAAATAATAGTATATAATTTACAAGTGATTATAAGTATGACAGATAAAATTTTTGACGCTTCAGCAGTTTTAAGAGAAACATCAGAATTAGCTACGAACATTGATATGTTCAAAATACCTCTTTTTATTTTTAATTTTGATAGAGATTATCCTGAAATAAAAAAATATTGTTTAGAGGAAGAATCTAAAAATAGAAATACACATTGTAAGGGGTTTCAAAAAGAAATAGATTTAAATAAAAAGCCGTTTAAAAAACTTTTGGATGATTATTTACA